CCCGGTTTAAGAACGAGATCCCCCCCACAGCAAGCCCTAGGTTGGCCATGTTGCCATATGGCTCAACCAACCGGGAATCTTACTGTGAGCATTTCCTCGTCCCGAGTGCCCTGTTTATACTCAGCAACACGATGAGTCTTCGGAGTCGAACCCAAATGGCATTACGCCCCGCGACATTCCCTGGTCAGGGGACATGCCACGAGGTAGGCTTCGGAGACCCTAGCTATAATCCCGTTCCCGATACGGGCCACAGTCCTCCTACGAGGCGCTGGTAGGCCACTACCCCACCATCACGACCCTCGCGGTGGGAAGGTAGCCAATACCGGTAGTAGAGTTACTAGGGGCCGAAACAGAACATGAAGCATCACACTGTCTGCTACCCAGTAGCAGTGGGTGCCTTTTGTCTCTCCCTGGGAGGGGACGTGCTGTAGTACCCAGTACAAGCAACGAACCGACCAGCGGTTTCACACAGGTGACCTACTGACCGGCCCGTCACTGTACCCGTTTTGCCAGCAAGACGGACAGTGCGGGTGGCCAACCAGACAACATGCCCTATACCTCTGGGACCCTTAGTAAGGGCCATTAGCCGGTTCAGGCAGCTCTATATAGGCCGGGGGCAGCGTGCCCTCATACCTAGATAGAGCCTTCTGAACCCACGCCATCTGTCTTCTCCTTCTTCGCTCGTTACGGTTGCTATCCGCAGCGAACTGGAAGTTGAAGGCAGACCGCGTCCGCGCCCTACTCACCGCAGATAGGTACTCCAAAGAGTGCCCACGGTAGAGCTCCAAGATTCTGTCACGAACACGCTTCCGAAAGAAAACGTATCCGGACATCATCCGTTGCTCCCCGGGTGTAGCCATGCTCTCCAATGCCGCCAGGAAGGAGGCATTGAGGAGCTGGCTATAGCGATTGATGGTTTCACCCACCAACCACCACCCCAGTGGTGTGCCCACTAACAGGATAAGTCGGACCAGCCCCCCGACGATCTCCGCATCAACTCCCAATTGTTTAAGCCCTGTAAGGGGCCAACTCTTTAAGAGCCAGCGTCGAACGACCGGGCTCACTGTTTCAAGTGAGTCCATCCATTTACCTGGATGAAGGCGGCCAAGCCAACCCTGGAAGGAGGCAGTCTCAAGGATGCCATACGCACCGAACTCATCTGTAGGGATCTTCGATCCTACAGTTAGGATCTCATGAAGATCGACTACAGAGAGACGGGACGCATGAACAACCAACCAGATACCCCTCCACCACGGATAGGCTGGCTGCACCAAAGTTGTGAGTGCAACTCTGATACTGACCGGATACGATCTGATGACTTTCTTAAGGTCAACGGATCGTGCCGAAAGTAAAGAAAACGCACGCGCAACGGCGATGGGAAATAAGGCAAAGCCACGACGATGAAGGTGTCGAATGACAACCGCAGCATCAATGGGATAACGGAAAACTTGGAACAATAGTTTAACCGGTATCCCACTTACGTCGCCCTGAGGTGTAACGAGTCTCTTACAAAACTCGAAAACACCCGTAGATGATATCAGGGATTTCTCCTCTGAAATCACAACCCCTAATTCCGACATAACCTCGCGATACCGCTTCGCTACCTCGTGGTCGAAGATTACGATATCGTCCCCGACAATACCATAATCCTCAAACCATGAGGTACGGCCTATTAAACCTGCACAGTACTGAACGATAGCATGGTGTGCTAACGCAAGCAATGCCCAAGAAGAATAAGCCCCCATAGGCTGGCCTACTGCATACAAACGGGGTAGCCAAGGTCCATCCGGATGGAGCCCCTCTTCCACGCTCCATACAGAATCTCTGTCCCACCATTTACGGGCGGTTAAGAGATGCTTCCAAAGAGTGGCTTCCTCATATCCGATGATATGAGAGAGCAACTCTTGGTACAGGTGCACTGGCATCCTGTCAGTCGCAGCAGACAAGTCATATGAGTAAACGGTGAAATCCTTACCATGCTCACCCAACCTCAAGAGGATCGAATCTTTGAGGCGGGATACACAGGCTTCCTGGTCAAATGTTCCATCTTGAGGGATTGTACGAAGTGTGTCGAATACCAGATTGTGAACGGGCTTCATAAGAAGCTGCGTCCAGTAATCTGTAATCGCCACAATCCGCACTTTCCCGGCCGGCTCCTCTATACGATGGAGTCGACTAAGCCAAGATGTTACACCAGACAGCGCGGTCCATGATGGATAAAGTATCCAATGGACGCTAGCAAAGAACCTGACCTGTGTCCTAAACCAGATTCTGTACCAACGCCCATAGACTGCACCAGCGTACTCCTCTTGGAATAGACGGATAGTTTGGTGAGCACCAGAGACCAGCGAGGCTGCATCTCTGATGGCACTTACACTACCCATCATCCCATGAGGACCTACACTGGTACTTAACCACAGTCGGGGTTTCTTTAGCTTCCCAATCTGCAGATGGCTCAGAAAACGGCCCACAGTGTCCGAGAACCCTAAGAGGTGGTCACTCTCTCCAGAGTAACCATCTGTTATGGTCTCGACCTTGACTTTAGGGGGGACAAGGAGTCCCCGATAAAGCCCGAGGAGCGTTAAGGTAAGCATAATGCCTACCCTATCGCCACTGCGGATACGCTTTCTAAGGTCCGCTGGCAAGAAAGAAGGTAAACCCTTTCTTAAGCCAACGAACGGCGGACTAATGGTATTGCTGAGAGCCCCACCGGAGCAAAAGTGCTCAACCACGCGCTTACACTCTTTCAAGTATAAGACCGTGAATTCAGCACCATTGTTACGGTAGAGGGAGCGGATTGACCGACTGAGGTCGGTCAATGCGCTCACACCAAATAGGAGAACCAAGAAGTCAGTTAACTTCTTGATCCCTCCTCCGGTAGTTAACCAGTTGTTTACTTGATTTAACATTGTGTTAGATTAAGAGCAATTTGTCACTCCCTCTAGTGACTTAATGGTTACTGCTGTGGAAAGCGTTCCACTGTTATAGGGGCGACAACCCCTACGCAGGCCACCAAGCCACGTCAAGGGGACGTGGTCTGGAGGTCGGTACCGATCCGGTCGCGGGAGGGGGCCAGAGGACACCCGACGTGAGGTATGCGGAACCTAATCCGTCGGGGCGTAGCCGGGGGTCCATCGCGACGCGCCTCAGCACCTGAGGC